CACCATACCCACACGCAGGGTACGCTCCCACGACTCACCAAACTGAGTCCGGTACAACTCCACCTTACGGCGGAACGACTTCTCAGCCGCATTCAACGCGTCAGCAGATAAGTTGGCCATTTGGCCGAGGAGGAAGTTAGGAGGCGTCTGCGAGATAGCACTGAAGTCCTTAATCAGCGCATCCATCGCCGCAATGTAACCTGACTGGTCGCCCACCGGGAGAGACCCGAACTTGCCGTCCGGCGACGAGTTGACCAGGAAGTCACCAGGCCCCGCCGCAATCGGCTGACGAACAACACCGCCATCCGCGCCGACCACCGGCATCCCATTCTCATCCACCGCAACTGCAGGCTCCAAGCCAGTCGCCCACAACACGCGATGCGCACCATGCGACTGCTCCAACAGCAGATTAAACAGCATCTGGTTGAAACTATCCTGCCATTGCTTCAACGGCAGGACCGCGCCCTGAACGCGCCCCTCATCATCCATCTGCGACACAAACCGAGTCACCGGACAATGCCCGGCACCACCATGCGCAACCCCAGGGCCAACAACCGGCCCCTCACCGCCATTAGGCAGGACGACGTCGTAACGATTGCGACGATCCCACGCGACCGCCAAACCAGGCTTAGGGCGACCATCCGGCCCCACGCCAGGACGACGCATCACCGACAACGCAAGAATCGCATTATCATCCGACAGCGCATCCTCAAACAAACACACCGTCCGCAACGCCGACAGGACACGAACATACGCCCTACCATCCTGGCCGCGCTCAACCACCGTGAACGCCTGCCCATACGCCACAGCGCTACGATGCACCTGCGCCTGCTTAGCGTCCAAGTTGCTCCGCTGCCACAAGTCCCACTCAGGAGTCTCAGACGAACGCTCGTCACCTGCTCGCTGATCCCCCGAACGGAACCCATCAACGGCCAAGGCTTGAACAGCCGCGTTGACAGGGATTTCGCACCAGTTCTGGCGAGCGCGGCGCATCATCGCTTTATGCTCCGGCAACATGCCCTTAGGCGAATACGGGTCATCAAAATCGCCACGCAAATACGCGTCAGCAACCGACAGCCCGTCATCCCAGTCACGACGCAACACGCGCAAACCCTCACCAACGAGAGCTTCCAGAGAATCGCCAGCATCAATAATCGCCGCCACAACACACCACACTCCAATTAGAACCGGAAGAACGACCCCCCAGCCTTCGCAACCGGCCTCGACGCCATCTCCGTCTGATAATCCCGATACGCACCAAACGCCAACATCGCCGCCGCATACATGTCAATCTTCTTCTTCGACTCGCGCCCCGCTTTCATAAACGAGACACCATACGGCGTATCCTTACGCAACACATTCAACACGTGACGACGGAACGACGCCGCCAACTCACGCGAACCACCATGCGACACCTTGCCGTCCAGAATCGCCGCCATAAACGCCTCATGCAGATTCACCGTCCGCTTACGAGAACCACGCATATCCCACGCAATCGGACCCCTATCCGACGCGCGAGCAACAAGCCGCTCACCATAATCCAGAGTCCACTCATGAATGTACGACTCCCACAACGCCACGTCCGCATAGAACCCAACAACGTCGTAATCACGGAAACAACGGTGGACCATCGAATCCACGCGCTCACGGTCAACCTCCCAGTCGCCCGCCAAGTCCAACGGCTTCTCCTCAAGCAACAGCGGCACCATCAAACCATCCGACACCCGGATAGCGACCAGCGCCGTAGAGTCGTCAGACTTACCGCCATCGAACCCGAGCACAATCCTGTCCCCAGGCTCCAACGTCGCCTTACGCTCAATACGCTTCCACTCAGCCGACGAGAACAAGTTGCCCTCGGGTTGCCACACCTGATTCAAGTACATGCGACGAGACTCCGACGTCGGACGCGACGGATTCAACACCGACCGCCACGCCTCATCAGCATCACACCACACCGAATCACCGCGCACAGCGTTATACAGAACCTTGAACACGCGCTCATCCAACGGCGTATCATCCGGGGCCTCTAACGAGTCATAAAACATATCCGACTCCGTCGTCAACCCCTCTAGCGACTTCATGTACGCCTCACGGTCATCCTCAGCCACACTGCCCTCGCCGGGCTTGTAGGCGTTCGTAATCGCCAGGTAACGCGCCTTCATCTTCGTCGTATTACCCTCAACGGTGTTTTTCAACTGCTGGCCGTTATTCTGAGGCAACCAATGCTGGACTTCGTTTAACAGCGCGAAAGTACAACGGTTACCCTCCGTCGAACGGAACGACGACGTCTTAACCTCAATACGCGCCGTGTTGTTACAACCACGCACAATCTGCAGGCGAACATCCACGCCATACTTCGCACGCAACTTGTCACCAACAAGCACATGGAACATATCGAACGTGTTCGACGTCTGCTCCATTTTCAGAGCGAAAATCTGCACCAACGCCTGCGGACACCTGCGCCCAACAGGCTCACCATCCGAACCCCAACCAGCAAACCTCGACGGACCAAACGCCTCCACCAAACACAACACCGCGAGCAGCGGGTCCTTACCCCAACCCTTAATCCGCTGCAGCACACCTCGACGCCGGTAAATGAACTTACCCTCATCGTCAACCGCGTACCACCAAAGCACGATACGCAGCTGTTCCAAAGTAAACTCAAAAACCTCCTGGTCCGCACCAAGCGGCTCCAAGTAATCCGAACACCACCGGGCAATCTCCCACCCCAGAGTATGCTCAGGCAGGACAAACCGACCATCCTCGCCACGCTCCCACGTCGGCCCATAATGCACCGGCTGGAACCGCTCAAGAATCTCCGCATCAGACAAACCATCATAAGGACCACCAGGGGGTGCCCCAGCCTTATCGACATCGACCAAAACCAGGACACCCCCAACCCCATCAACACACAAGTACCCGTGGCGGGACTCGAACCCGCACGCCCCAAGGGCGCCACATTTTGAGTGTGGTGTGTCTACCCAATTCCACCACACGGGCCAAAGATGAACCCCCCAGCACAAACCACCAGGGGGGCGGCTGCAAGGCGAACCCCGCTACCACTACCAAGAAAACGCCCCCGCCCTATAGCCGTCGTGCTCGCGCGCCACGTCGCGGACCCAGGGCCACGACTCGCCGTTTCAGCGTACGGGGGCCAACAAACCCCGCCAGTCCCGGAGGACGACGAGGAACTAAAAGGAACTCCAGCCCCCTCCCCACCCCCCTGTGGGGACGGGCTGAATTGGCTACCGGGAACAACCTCTAAGCGGCAGTCTCAGCAGCAGACTCAGCAGCAATAACCTCACGCAAACGCGCCAACTGAAAACCGGCAAACCACGACCCCACATCCTCACCAGGAGCCACAACCGGCATCGCACCAAACCCACACTCAACCAACATCGCGCGAGCCTCAGAATCAACACTCACATCCACCGAACGATACTCAACGCCCGCCTTATCCAACACGCGCTTAGACGCAACACAAGCACCACAACCAGGCTTGCTATAAACAACAACCACAACACCCCCACAAATCAACTACACAGCCCGCAACCGCTCACGGTAACCATCAATCACACTCACCGACGCCGGAACCACACCAGACTCATCAGGCCGCAACTCAATACCAGCCCTACGCCGCTCCGACTCCGACATCCCCAACTTCCCCAACTCCATGTAAATCGTCGCCAAACGCTGCGACGACGGATCACGCAACAACGGCGGACGATCACGAGTAAACCCACGAGCCTCACGCTCAGACGGCTTCAACGACGCCGCCTCAGCATCCCAACCAGCACGCAACGCACGAGCACGCACAGCCTCATCCTGCTGCCGCTTATACGCCGACAAATCCTCACACAAAGAAAACGCCATCTCCCAGTCCGTCTGCTGAAACCAAAACGACTGACCAGACTTACCAATAGCGTCATACATGCGCTTCGCAGTCGGATGCCACTTAGCATCCGCCTTACGAGGCGACGTAGACATCAACACGCCACCAGTCACATGCTGCGTCCTCGACGGACGCTGATCCACCAACTCATCCCGCCGCGCAGGAACCGGACCACTACGAGCCATTCACACCACCCCCACGCAAACCAGGATGCGGCTCCACCCTACGGAACCGACCAGCAACCTCACGACGCATACGAGCCAACGCCACATGCCCCTCACGCGCCGACTTCAACGCATGATGCTCACGACACAACGCCCGCAAATTACCAAACGAATCATCATCACCAGCAACAATATGATCAACATCCGTCGCCGGAGCACCACACACCGACAACGCATCAACCTTCCACTGACAACGATGATTATCCCGCACCAACACCGCACGCCGCCTAGACGCCCAATCAGACGGCAACCGACGCCGCCTCACAGAATCACGCGCCCAAGCCACAACAACCACCAACCAACAACGACCAAGCCCCGACCGAGGTCCGACCCAGCTCCACCAAGCCGCTAATATACTCGACGCCGAGGCAACGACAACAAAAACAATAACCAATTACGTCTTAAGACTTAAAGCAACGACAGAACTAAGATCAATACCAATTACGTCTTAAGACTTAAAACCAGCGACAAAACTATAAGATATAAACTAAGAACTATAAGCCCTAAGTCGTGGATTAGGGAACTTGAGATAGAGAACTTGAAACACTAGCATTAAGACTTAAGATATATATTTATATATATACTTGCCCCCCTACCCCCCAAGGGCTTTACCCTCTCACTATATAGTCTCCCCTTCGGGGGTGGGCCACCGGGCATATTTTTGCAAACTGAGACGCATGTCATACAACACTCAGCTTGCACAGGTCCGCGAATCCGCAGAAATAAGCGAATCACCCCCAAGCCCCACGCTTCGATCCTGGGGGCGCGGGCTGCAGCCTGGCTTGCACGCCCGGGGCAGGGGTGCTACTGTCTGTTGACAGTCACTATTCACAATGGGCTAGATTAGTTGACATGGAAAGCTTGTGACCCGTCGCGGATATTTTTTGCTATGACCGTGTGGTATTCAGGCGGGTATTCGGGCGGGTTATAGCCCCCCTATTTTGGCAGTCGGTAAGTTTGACTGTTGCCCCCTCTCGGAGCGTTATTTAATTGCTTGTTTTATTTGCAGTGGATTAGTCTCTGATAATGTCGCTGAATTAGCACAAAGAATTGTTTTTGTATTTGTGTTTAATTTGTTATTGAATTGCGATAATTGTTTATTCGGTATGTCGCTTGCATTATTAGTGTGGGTGTGATATGTGGGTGTGGGTGCACATATTGTCTGTATCGTGAGACATCTATTTGACGTATCGGTGTGGGTGTGCTATGTGCGTGCATGCGCGTTTGGGATTGCTGCCAATCCGTAGCTAATGTGATTAGCGTCTCATTTGATTGATTGCCCCCGCGATAGGCCCTAATCGCTGTTTGACAGTTTTCGGCCGGCGTTCGATGCCGGCGGACAGTTTGGCGCGTTATTCTGCGGGCGTCTCGGAGTGTGGTTGTTTTACGTCTCAGCATGTGGCGCGTGGTTGGCGGTGTGGTCTGCGGGGGTGTAGATTTATGCCATCGCCCCTGAGAGAGCGACGGAGAGGCCTCGGCCTTGGCGTTCGTTGGGTTGGGGGTGTGTTTGATCTTCCCTCCTCGGGAGGGGCTTGGTTGTGAATTAAACAGTGGTTATTTTCGCCTTGGCGCGTTTCTCGCCTATCGCAGCGATTCCGAGGTTTTGGCGACGGCCCCGCCTTAGGGGCGCGGGGCGCGGGCC